CTGAACCTAAATTAAATGTTATGAGAGAAGACGAAGTTGGTCAAGATATAGTTCTTGCAAAACATCCTGTTTCTAAACTATTTAAAAGACCTAATCCTTTTATGTCTGGTGCAATACTTTCACATTATTTAGTATCTTCTATTAGCGTAGAAGGAGATGCTTATCTTTATAAGAATAGAAATAAAAAAGGTCAAGTTGTACAGTTAGTTCCTTTGATGCCTGCTTTTGTAACACCTAAAGGAAATCAAGAACAGTTAATAACTCATTATGAGTACACACCAACTACTGATGAAGTTAATATACCAACTGAGGATATGATTCACATTAGAACAGGTGTTGATCCCAATGACCACAGAAGAGGATACGCTCCAATTAAAACTGTTTTAAGAGAAATACTTGGAGATGAAGCAGCAGGTCAATATTCTACTGCGTTATTGCATAATATGGCAATACCGGGAGTAATACTTTCTCCGACTTCAGATGCTATGGGTGGTCCAACAAGAGAAGAAGCAGAAGCAATTTCAGAAATGTATAAATCAAAATTTGGTGGTGCTAATAGAGGTATGCCGATGGTATTAACAGGAGCTATGAATATAGACGTGGTTTCATTTAGTCCTAGTGATATGAACTTAATAGAACTTAGAAGACTGCCTGAAGAAAGAGTTGCAGCTGTTATGGGTGTTCCTGCCGTGTTAGCAGGATTAGGTGCTGGTCTTAGTTCAGCTACATACAACAACACTAGAGAATTAAGAGAATACTTTACAGAACAAAAACTTGTTCCACTATGGAGAGTAGTTTCGGAAGAATTAACTTATCAGTTATTACCTGAGTTTGATAAAAATGACAATCTTTATTGTAGATATAACGTTGAAGATGTGAGAGCATTATCTCAAGATCAAGATGAACTTTATAAAAGAATGAACACTGCTGTTTCAGGTGGTTGGGCAACAATAGGTGAAGCTCGAAATATGGTTGGTTTAGCTGCAGATGATTCTCATAATGTTTATTTAAGACCTCTTAATATGCAACAAGTTGAAGCAACTGGAAAACCAGCTCAAGAAGATGCAGAAGATACAAGTATACCTGTTGGAGAAAACGATCCTTTAGAAATACCTCCTGCAAGAATTGATCAAACATTTGTTTCACAAGAAGATTTAGAAAAGAAAGACGTTATGGACACAGGAGATGGTGCTCCAGAATCTACAAGACAAGCCGTATCTGTTACCCCTACAAGAAGTATGGATATGTTTACGACACAAGAAGCTGCTGAAAAAAGAGCAGAACAAATAGGATGTGAAGGTTCACACACACATAAAATAGAAGATATAACTTATTATATGCCTTGTGCTTCACACGACTCTTATGAGAGTACTAAGAAATCTTACATAGAAAAAATGGTTGAAGAACTTAAAGTAAGTTTAGAAGAAGCGGAAGCAATGTATGAGAGAGGTGACGAATTACATAGTCCAGAAGAAAAAGCAAAAGATGACACTAACTTTCCAAGCCCCGGTGATAATCAACTTGTAAGAATTTCAAATTCAAAGTATAAACAATTTCCATATGGTTATGCTAAAGCTTTAAAAGAAGATTATCCAGAAATTTGGAGACTAGCTGGTAACGGAGGTAATCCTCCAACTTCATTTACTGGTAATGATGCTTTTAAAAGATGGGCTGCATATAAATCAGGAGATAGAAATGAATCTGTTCTTAATTGGGTAAGAAGAAGAGAACGTTATATGGGTAGACATCAAAATGATAAAAGATTAAATGGTGTTATAGCTGCTATCAAGTGGGGTGGAGTTCTTAATATAGGTGTTCCAGCTATGAAAGCTATAATTAATGAAAGAAAAAAACTTGTTATAGAGCGTAGAAAAAAAGCTTCAAACCTAGCTGACGAAATGGCAATGAAAGCTATATCTCCTAGGACAAGAAAAATATTAGAAGAAAAAGCTTCAGAACATAACGAAAGTAACCCTAAATATAAAACTTCTTCAGGTACTTTAGCTAAAGTATTTAACAGAGGAGTGGTTGCTTATAATACAAATCCTAGTTCTGTAAGACCAAATGTAAGATCATCTGACCAATGGGCATTATCCAAAGTTAATGGCTTTTTATATGCACTAAGAAATGGTAAATTTAAAAGAAAATCATATGACACAGACTTACTTCCATCAAGTCACCCAAACGCTACATAAATAAATCTCTTAAAAGTAGTCGTTATGAATTAAGGTCTACTGATAAACTTATATATGAAATTGGCAATTTTATATATTTAGGAGTTTAAGTGTCAGAAAATTTTGATATTAAGTCCATCGACTTAGAGATAAAAAATGACGAAAAAGGCGAAGTCGCTGCCGTCTTTTCAGTCTTCGATAAAATAGATTCAGATGGCGACATTGTAACAGCAGGTTCAATCAAATCAGGTTTTAAATCAGGTGATGTTCCTATGGTATGGGCTCATAAATGGGATATGCCAATTGGTAAAGGACAGATTAGTCAAGACAATGATAAAGCGACATTCAAAGGACAGTTCTTTATGGATACAGAATCTGGAAAAGAAGCTTACAACTTAGTAAAAGCAATGGGCGATTTACAACAATGGTCTTTTGGTTTTAAAGTTGATGATTCAGAGTACGGTAAATTGAAAAAAGACGGTGAAGACGATCAAGATGTTAGATACTTAAAAGGTTTAACAGTTTATGAAGTCTCACCAGTTCTTGTCGGAGCTAATCAAGAAACATACACAATGGCTATTAAATCTAATACTGAGTTATTAGAAGACATAGCTGATGCAAAATCTGTAATGACTACAGGTAGTATGAATGAAGCAGACCCTGCTGAAGAAGCAGAAGAAGTTGAAGAAGCTCCAGCAGAAGCTCCAGCAGAAGTTCCAGCAGAAGAACCAGTTGATGATGTAGATACTGAGTTTGAGGAAGTTTCTGAAGAAGCTCCAGCAGAAGATGTAGAAGCAGAAGAAATTGCTGAAGAAACTGCTGAAGAAGAAGAAAAACAATTAAAAGTTTCAGAAGAAGTCAATAAGACTTTTTCCGAAGAGGTCAAAGATGTGCTTGCTGCATTAGAGAACCTTATAACAAGGGCGAAAGCAATTTCGTCCCTCCGTGAAAAAGACGGAAGAAAATTAGGCACAAAAGCTACTGAAGCACTTCGCACGGTTCAGGACGATCTTAGCGATGCTTGGGCAGAATTAGACTCATTTGTCGATGAGTTCGGTGATGAAGTAGTTTTAGAGTCAGAAGTAGAAGAGCAACCAACTGATGATAGTGAATCCGATGAGAATAACGGTGTAGTCGAAGAAGCTATTAATGATGAAGTCGAAGAAGAAATTCAAGACGAAAACAGTTCTGAGGAAGAAGAAGCTGAAGAGACTCCTGTCACTGAAGCATCCGAAGAATCAGAGGATAACAGCGAATCAACTGACGAAGATTTTGATGCCGAATGGGTCGAAAGTCAAAGGCTTATAGCTGAGACTGTAGACATAGAAGTATAAGTAATAGTTATCATAGGAGATAAATAGTGAATAAAGTAGACAATCTTAAAGAGCAGATTGTAAAGTCTCGTGAAGACCTTAAAACTATCTTCGAGGGTGCAGATGAAAACGGCAAATATACTGCTGATCAAAAAGAAAGTATTGCGAAAGCTAATACTGACTTAGCAGGATTAGTCGATGATCTCAAGATCGAAGAAGCTAAAGTTAAAAACGAGAAAGCTTTGGAGGTTGAAAACGAACCTGTAAATTCTATTCCTAACGTAATGCCTGAGCAAAAAGGTCCACAATCTATTGGGGAACAATTTGCTGATTCTGATGCTTACAAAGCATACACAGAAAAAGGCGTTAAAGGTGTAGACTCACACGCAGAGTTCAAAACAACCTTAAACACAACTGGTTATCCACCTGAGAGCTTAAGAGCTCCGGGAATCCTAGAAACAGCTCTTCGTAATCCAGACAGCGTTATTGGATTGTTTGATCAAATTCAAACTAACCAAAATGCATATGTCTATCTCGAAGAAACAACATTCACAAACAATGCTGGTTCAGTTGCTGAAGCTGCTGACATTAGTTCATCTAATGAAGGTGCCTTAGCATTTACAGAAAGAACAGAATCCATCAGAAAGATGGCTACTTTCTTACCTGTAACTGACGAATTGTTAGCTGATGTTGCTGGTATTCAAGGATATGTCAACTCTCGTCTATCAACAATGATGAAGTTGAACTTGGACAACCAATTAATTAATGGTAACGGATCAGCTCCTAACTTAACTGGTGTATTAAACAAATCAGGTATTAATACCTTTGCATTTGGTTCATACTCAGGCAAGTTAAGGAAAATCGGTCAAATATATCAAGCCATCACAGAAATTAGAAAAGATGCATTCGTAGAACCAGATTCTATCGTTATGCATCCATCTGACTGGTACGACATTGTTACAGAAGAATCTTCTGTAGAAACAAGCGGTTCTAGAAACCCATTGTTTGTCGTTGCAGGTGGATTTGGTGCTGACGTTGCTCCAAAGATTTGGGGTCTTAACGTTGTACCTTCAACAGTTATTGCTGAAGGAACAATGCTAGTCGGTAAGTTTGGCGGAGGTGACGCAGCTCAAGTAGTATTGAGAGAAGGCGTAGACCTAGCTGTTTCCGATAGCCATAGCGATTTCTTTGCAAAGAATCAATTGGCAATCAGATTGACAATGAGATTAGGATTTGCAATATATCGTCCAACAGCATTCTGTACTATTACAGCGATGTAATTAGACAATTTGGTTTTTGAAGGGCGGATTTATATTCGCCCTTTAAACCAAGAGGAGAAAAATGAAAAAAGTATTAAACCCACAAGATGTAACAGACCAACTAGAGAGATTTGGTATGGTCGTTAGAGACAAAGACTTCTTTAAAGCATCTGAGGAAAAATTGAAAGATTTTATTATTAAAGAACCTAAGAAGGCAAAAAAAGTTAAAGTATCCGATGAAGATCAAGATGAGAAAGACAACTCTGAGGTAGAATAGATTTATGTACACAATACCAGAAAAAAATATTTGGAAGCTCCCTGACGGTAAACTCTGGGAAGGCGTTTCTGCAGACTTACCTGTAAGTCAAGCAGATTTAATTGCCAAAGCTGGACACGAGTATCCAACCGAATGGCTCAAAGAGCAAGGTTGGGGAAAGAAAGCTCCTGCTAAAAAATCAGAACCTAAAGCTGCTCCCAAAAAAGAAGTAGAAAATAAAGCTGTAAAGCCAAAAGATACTGAAGATAAGTAAGGAGTCCTAATGGCTCTTTGTACAGTATCTGATGTTGAATCAATTGGTCAAATTGATTATCATACAGATTTAGAATCAGATATTACAAATGTATTTATACCATTTGTTGATTCAGCAATCAAAAGATTCATTGGTTATAATGTTGAATACGATTCATCTATAACTGAAAAATTTGATGGAAAAGAAAGAACTCATTTATTTTTAAAAGTAGTTCCAATTGTTACTATAGCTTCTGTTACGGAAGACGGAGTCTCTTTAACTGAAGGTAATGATAAAGATTATGTTGCTTACTTAGATGAAGGTTTTTTAGTAAAAACAGGTAAATCTAGATGGTCTGATGCAAGAATGCAAAACGTTACAGTTACATACGCAGCTGGATATCAAACAATTCCTAGTGTAATAAATTTCACAGCAGCAAGAGCAACAGCTAGATTATTAAACGCAGCTTTACAATTATCATCTCAACAACCTGCTGAAGCAATAACCTCTCATAAAGCAGATAGTGGTAAAGATGGAAACTTATATGCAGTATCATCAGAATCAATAGGAGATTTAAGTTTAGGTTACGGTGATGTTTTAAACTCACCTTTAGGTCCGGTGCTTAGTGCATTTGACATAACAGCTCTAATGCCTTTTAAAAGGATATTTTTCGAGTAAAATTATTTAGGAGGAACAATGCCAAATAGAATAGCGCCAACAGTAGAAGAAGCTAGAAAGTTATTTTTAGAAGATCCACATAAAAAATTATCTTTATGGGCTCAAGAATGGGGAGTATCCGATGAAAGGGTTAGGCAATTAAGAGAACAAGCAGGAATAGCTCCAAGGTCAGCTTACAATTCTGAAATAGCTGAAATAGTTTTAACTAGAATAGCTGAAGGTAAAGGCTCTTTAACAACTTCAAGAACTTATGAAGAACTTCCAATTGGTTACGAAAGATTTAAAGCTTGGATGAAAGATATGCCAGAGCTTGTAGAAAAAGTAAATGAAGCAAAAGCAAAAGCAGAAAAGTTAAGTTGGAATCCTGAATGGAAAAAATGTTTTCAGTGCCAAGAAGAAAAAAGCATTAGTGATTTTGAAAAATCTCAAAAATATAAAAGCGGATATACAAATCATTGTAAGGAGTGTTTAGTAGGTTTAAGAGAACAAACTCATCAATATAAAGAAACATTAAAATCAGAAGAAAATATGAAAACTTGTTTAGTTTGTGCAAAACAAAAACCTTTAAATAAATTTAATAAATCTCAAAAAGATTCAAATAAAAGAGAATCTATCTGTGCTCTGTGTCACAGAAAAGCAAACCGTCAAAAAGAATTGGCATAAAACAGACTACCTGCTTATAATACAACTTGGTTATAAATGATCTTAAGGATTTAACCAATCCTTTCACAGAACATAAGTAGCCTCCTTAATTGATGAGAGAAACTGGGTCTAGTACCCAGTTTTTCTTTTATATAAAGGTATAATACTCCTATGGCTGATGAACGTATGACTAAACTTAGACTTATGGCATTTATGAGAGCGGGTAATAAATGTGAATGGGCTGAGTGTGAATCTAGGTCACAGCTACAGTTGGCACATATACACGGTAAAGGAATGGGTGGTAATGAACAAAGAAAATACGATCCTGAAAATGTTTCCGTGTTGTGTATGACACATCACGATATTTATGATGGTAGAAAACAACAGGGAAGTTCGTACGCTGTAAGAATGCTTCTTACTGCTTATTTGAAAGGAAAATGGAATGAATCAGGAACAGAAAATACAGGAAGTAATTAGATATATACAGGATGCAAATCCTGAAGCAGAGTTCTTAGAAGGACACGATAATGCAATATTAGGGATTGCTACTATTCCTCGCTTAGGTGAGTGTGTAGCTTACTCTTCTGCACTTGTCTGCAATAATTTATTTAACGAATATATAGATGATAAAAGTATTGAATGGGAAACTGAAGAAGAAGCTGGTATGAATAAAAATGATCAAGCTTGGCAAATGGCTTTAGATTTTTATGGTCATAGTATATATTCTGTCTCTTATGGAGAATATGGACCTATCTTCATAGACGATTTCTTCTAATCAACAGAGGTTTTATTGTATGATTAATATATGGCAAATATTCGCGGTAATCATCATTTATTAATTGATACAGTAGAAATTCAAAGAATAACTCCAAGCTCTGTAGATGAAAGAGGTAATATATCTAATGATTGGAGTACTTCTACTGCTAGTGCTAAATGTAGAAAAATTAGTAATGGAAGTGCTGAAGACAGGGATGGAAAAAATACTATAGTTGAAGCTCTTACTTTATATTTTGGTGATGATGTAGATGTAAAAGCAAATGACAGAATAAAAGACGGTAGCAAATATTACGAAATTACAGCTGTAGTTACTCAAAGAGACTCAATAGGAAGCAATTGTTATACAACAGCTAGTGTTCTTTATAGAGAGTAGCAATGGCTACTAACAAAACAGTTCTTAGATCCCATCCGGTAAAAACCGGTAGTACTGGAAGAAAAGTAAGAAATAGATCTCTTACTAATAAAATTTCTGACCAAGTAAACAAATGGTCAGTTCGTGCAGGTTATGGAATATCTGCAGCTCCAAATGCTCTTGGAGGTCTTAGAACTCCTCGTAATATAGGTCTAAAAGTTCATCGTCACAATAGAGACCTTAATGCTGTTTTAAAAGGAAATGTAAAAGGTCGTGTTAACAATCGTCTCAAAGGTCGTGTAGGTGGTCTTTTAGTTAATGCTATTCTCCCAAACTTTAACAACATAGCCTTACGATTTGTTCGTGCAAAAATTGGTAGTCGAATGAATAAAGCTTTACATAAAAAATATAGAAACTTAAATGTTTTAGAAATGTTTGGTGGTCAGGCTACAAGAAGTATAACTAAAAATTTTTATGGTGCTAATGGAGAAAAAGGAGCAGGAGGTCAAATGCACAATTGGTTATTTGCTACTCTAAATGCTTTAGCTCCAAGAACAGAATTTTCTATGAATATAGATGGAACTGTAGTAGATTTTGGTCCAAACAACTTAGCTATGTCTATTCATAAATTACCTGTTATCGTTAAACCTGATCAATTTACTCTTGCTTCTTTTCCTGTAAATATAGGTGGAGCAACTGCAGAATCTACAGTAGCAGATAGAGCACCTTATGTTTGGTTAGCTAATTATGGTGGAATGTTAATTAATCCAGAAGAACCAAATAAACCAAAAGCCTATGCTCCTACATTTTTTGCTGAAAGGTCTTTAGAGTTTGTTGGTAGAACATTTAAACCTGTTATAAAAGGTATGGCTGAATTTCTTATAAAAGATAATCCAAAATTTGCTGGTAAAAAAATTGATACATCTAAATTAATAAAAACTGAATATAGTGATAGGTCTAAAAAACTTCAAAAAATATGGCTTAGTAAAGATGCAGAAGCTGTTAAAAAAGAAATACTTAGTGAGGGTAAAGGTAGAAGAGAATCTGTTAAATACAACACAGCAGAACTTGGAGAACAATCATTTACTGACTACTACAGCAAAAGAGGAGCTCATTACTTATCTGATGATGGAACTATGAATGCTGAAGCTGTACAAGCAGGTGCCGATAATATAATGAAAATACTTTATGGTGATGAATTTGTTAAAAAAGAAGTTATTAAAAAACGTACTAAAAAAGATGGGACTATAGATAAAAGATATAAAGATCCAGAATATAAAGCAACAGTTGAAATTCCTTTAGCTGTTAGTTCTGGACAGGGAAGTTTCCCAATATACGCAAGTATGAGAGAAAGAATAAAAGACCCAACAACAGGAAAGTATGTTGCAGCTGGAGATTATTCAGAAACTTTTATAGAGCCGGGTAAAGTCGTTGCTAAAAGAATAAATGGACAAGTAAATCTTGGAAATGTAGTTTTTGGAGAAAGAGAAATGAAAATTTTACGTCCACATATTCAAAATGGAAATATTGTAGTTAAAAAAGATGGTAGAGATGGAAAGATGCATCTTGAAATTCAAAAAAATGCAGATGAAGTTCTAAACGACCTTGACATTGTAAGTAAAGGTGGAACTGTAAATACACTTAAGGATATAGAAGACCAGACTGGAAGTACTCTTAAGAAATGGAATGAAGAAAGATTAAAACCTCCAACACAAAAAGATCCTAAAACAGGAAAGATTATAACAAACGAAAGTGCAGAACCTATTCCTCTTAGAAAAGATCTTGAGTTTAGAGAAGAAGGTAAGAAAGCCGCTGCTAAATTAATATCCGAAACTGATTCTGCTCTTAGAATAAGTAGCTCAGATAGAATAGTTCAAATTACTGGAAAGAAAAATCCTACCAATAGTCAAGTTATTAATTCTATAACTGATCCTGAATTGAAATCAAAAGTTCAAAATGAATTAATTAAAAATCGAAGAGGATATGGAATTAATAGTAGATTCGATCCTGAAAAATTAAGTAATGATTTGAAAGCTAGATTAGGTTTCTATACAGATGCTGAAATAGGATTTGATAATATGCCAGATGGTGGGTTTGGTGTTGCTCGTGTAACTACAAGTGACCATAAATATATTAGTCAATTAAGAAGGAATGAAAGTAGAATACAAACAGAAATACAAGATGCTAAACGTGGTGTACTTAAAGCTGAAAAGGATGCTCGTACTATAAGTACAATAAATGCACACACTAAAGATTATGGTAAAGGTGGAGCTCCTACTGAGGTTTATAGAACATCATACGGTTATGATGACAGAGGTGTAGATGACGCAACAAGGTTAGCTCTTGGTAGAAGTGAGAAAATTGCAATACCTACAGACCCTAAAGCAAAACCTGTTATATGGACAACTGGTACTAGAGTAGCTAAAAATGATTATTACCATCCGGGTTTTGGTGTTGTTAAAGAAGGACATAAAGTACCTTTATCTCCAACTAATAGAAGTTTAAAATCTAAAGCAAATATGAATAAATACGGTATTAAAAGTTTAAATGACGGTTCAGCTGCTGTTAAAAGAGCTTCTAAAAAAGTTGAAATGTTAGAAAATAAATTACTTACTACAAGAATGGAAATAGAAGCCACTACTAAGAGAGTTAATGCAATAGACTCTCTTACAAAACCTAAGACAACAGGAAAAACAGACGCTAAAGGACGACCGGTTATTCAAGCAGCTCCACTTAATACACAAGCTCGAGGTGCTTATAATACTGCAAGAGATAATTATCTAAACAATAGAACATCAGAAGCTATACCTGATTACTTACAAGGAATGAAACCAATAAATGCAGATAGTGGACTCTTTATACAACAAAGCAATCTTTTAGCTGCAAGAGGTCCTAGAATAGGTACTAGAAATCCTGAACATAGAGATCTTTATACCGCTGCTTTAAAATCTGGAAATGTTACAAATTTAACATTTACATTTAAAAAAGGAATGGATTCTGGACAACTTAGAGCAAGAGGTATATCTTCATTTGAAGCAAGGATTCACTCTCCACGTCTTGGTGGTGGTCATAAATCTAATTCTAAGAAATTAAAACCAATAATAACAAAGAGAAAATCTGGTTCACATACAGATATAACAGATTTTACATATAAAAGCGATACTTTCCCAACAGGTAAACTTGTACTATCTCAAGAAGTAAACAGAGCTAATCCTAATAGAATTAGTGGAGCAGAACCTACAGCTAAATTCGGTGGACAATCTGGAACAGCAATAATACCTTTGACTAGAAATAGATTTAATCCAGAAGAATTAGGACCTGTTAGTGGTGTCTTAGATGAAATGATGATGTTTATGAATAAAAAAGACGTAGGTCAACAACCAGAAGGTGTAGATATAGGTGGCTGGAAGACTAGTACGACTTTGGGTGGTGGTGTTATAATAAGGTTTGAAGATAGGTAAATATGGTATACGGTAATCAAACATCAGCTCCAGATGCAGAAGTTGTATTTAGAGCTTGGGCAATAGGAAGAACTCCTATAACTGATATATGTGGAACAAGGGTAGCAACAAGACTACCTAGAAATGCTACTTTACCCTTTTTAGTGTTTTTTAGAGGAGGAGGACTTCCTGTTATGCCTAGAAGTGAAGTTCTTATAGAGGAAGCAATTATTCCAATAAGTTGTTATGCAGGTAGATGGGGTGGCGATGCCACTGATGCAAATGCAGATTATTCTACCGCATACTCGTTAGCTGCAGCTATTCAACAAGCTGCTTTTAATGAAAGTAATATAGCCATTACTCTTTCTGATAACTCAAAAGCGTTTATTTATGGTTTGGAAATCATAGAAGGAATTATGCGAATAGAGGAAACAGAAACTGGGTTGGGGTTGTATACTATAACAGTAGGAATGACATATAGGTATGACACATAATGAAAAAAGTACAAGTTAACCCATTAATGCCTTTCACACAAGTGTGGTGGGATATTAATGGAGAAGAAACTCTATTTACTAAAAGTTCTTGGGTAGAAGTCTCAGAGAGCACTTGGAAAGAGATGAGTAAGCATATGAAGCCAATGAGCGACACTATGCAGGGACAACTCTTCATCGCTGAAGATGAGTCAATTCATACTAACCAAGTAATTGAGCGCGTTGATCTTACCGACAAGGTTGAGGACAACGAAGTCGTGGAAGAAGACTCTTCTGAAGAATGGTATTCTGAAGAAGAATAGGTAATTGACGTAAGTCAATTGTCGCGACAATTGAAGTATAAGTATATATAGTAGGAGAGTATAATGCCAGCTACAAATGGTTCAATATCTGAAGTATTGATCGGTACTGGAGTCCTTTATTTAAAGGACAGAACTACAGGTTCGCTTGCTTTTCCAACAGATGCATCTGGGGCGTTTGATACGCCAACAGCTATGACACCTGCTTGGGAAGAAGTAGGCTATTCTGAAGATGGTTGGACTCTTGAAATGGATAAAACTTTTGAAGACATTATGGTGGCTGAAGAAGTAGATCCAATTAAAACAATTAAAACTGCTCAAGAAGTGAGATTAACAGGTGAGCTTTCACAAGCTTCACACGCTAAGTTAATCATAGCTCTTGGTGGTGGATCAGCTACTTCCGGTAAAATTGGAAGTGGTCTTAGTGGTGCTGCTGGTGCAACCGCATCAGGTTACACTACTTTAGTTCCCCCAACATCATCTGCATTTAATGAATATGCAATGTTATTGGTGGCTGATGGTCCAAAAGGCACAAACGGAGTTGCAACAAGACACGTTAGAATCCCTCGCGCAGTAAGCGTTGGTTCTTTCTCTATGCAACACGCTAAAGCCCCACAAAAAGTTGTTTTGAGCACAGAGTTCAAAATACTAGTACCTGACACAACAATTAATGTTGGTTCAGATAGTAATGGTTATTTCTACTTGTTCGACATCGTTGATAATACCAACGCTGCCGGTGCAGGTGGTTCAAGTA